AGGTCTATCTTTATCATCTGCTTTAGGAACGGTTACTGCTCCTATAGGACAACAAGTTGATGTAACAGGTTTTGAACTAACTGCAAACGCAAATAATCTTACACAAGATACATTAACAGCTTTTGGTCAAGCACCTTTTGCTACTTTAAGTCCTTCTACATTTAACATTCCTGTTGAAGTAGAAGCTACAGTGGGAGCAGTTCTTGTAGGACAAGAAACAACAATGTCTACAGGTAGTCTTTCAGTTACAGCTGATGCTAATGTTGGTGTTACAGGTCAACAACTAACCATGCAAGAAGGAGATGCTGAGGCAGATGATGCTTCTGCTGAACTAACTGGAATAGGTTTCTCTGCAACTCTTGCATCAGTTACTGCAACTCCTAATACAATTGCTACTCCATCTGGTCAAGGAATGACTATGCAAGAAGGCGATGCGGATGCGGATGACGCTTCTGCTGAATTAACTGGTATAGGTTTCTCTGCAACTCTTGCTTCAGTTACTGCAACTCCTAACACGATCGCCACTCCGTCTGGTCAAGAAATGACTATGCAAGAAGGTCAGGCAGATGCAACTGATGCTTCTGCTGAATTAACTGGAATACAAATGACTGCTACTTTAGGAAGTGTTAAAAATATCATGTGGAGTGAAGTAAATACAGGCACTGCTACAACATGGACAGAAGTTGACACTGCTGCATAAATGAAATATTATGATATAATTTAAGGAATCTAAAATATGGCGAATACTACATCAACTAGCTTAAAATTAACAGTACAAGCAACTGGTGAAAACTCAGGAACTTGGGGACAATTTACAAACACAAATTTACTTATCTTAGAACAAGCAATTGGTGGTTATGATGCAGTTGGAGTTACTGCAGCAGCGACTTTAACCTTTTCAAACGGTGTTTTATCAAACGGTAAAAATCAAGTATTAAAATTAACTGGAACTATTTCTGGAAATAAAAATGTAGTAATTCCAGATGGAATAGAAAAAACTTATATTATAGAAAATGCTACTACAGGTGCTCACACGGTAACTGTTAAAACCACTTCTGGAACAGGTTTTACTTTTGGAGCAACTGAAAAAACTAGAGCAATATTGTATTCTGACGGAACTAATGTTGTTGAAGTAATAAATAATACTCAAAATTTAAAAGACTTAGCCGACGTAGCAAATACTAATAGTAATTTTATTGTAGGTAACGGATCTAATTTTGTGGCTGAGTCTGGTGCTACTGCAAGAACTTCATTAGGTGTTGGCACAGGAGATGCAGTTCAATTTGATTCTTTTGGAGTTGGTACAGCTGGATCAGGAACCACTGGACAAATTCGTGCGACAGATGATATTACTGCTTTTTTTTCTTCTGATGTCGCATTAAAAGAAGATATAAAAAATATTTCAGATCCATTAGAGTCCTTGAAAAAATTAAATGGTGTGTTATTTAATTGGAAAGATTCATGGATTAAAAAACAAGGTGGTGAAGACGGCTACTTTGTTAGAAAAAAAGATGTTGGAGTTATAGCTCAAGAGGTAGAAAAAGTTTTACCTGAAGCTGTTGCTCAAAGGAAAGATGGCATTAAAGCTGTTAAATATGATAGATTAACATGTTTATTAATTGAAGCAGTAAAAGTGTTATCTGACAAAGTAGAAAAATTAACAAAGGAGAAAAATTAAATGGCTGTCCCTAGTACTAACGTTGGATTCTCAAGTATTCAAACTGAGTTCGGTGGATCTAATCCTATTTCACTTTCTGAATATTATAGTGGTGGTCCATTAGTTCCTTCAGGAAGTCCTGCACCAAATGGACCTATTCCTTCATCAGGTCAAATATCTGTAGGACAATTTAGAGCAGCTGTAGCTGCAGAATTTGTAGCTGCAACGGGAGGAACTGTTACAACTTCTGGTGATTTCAAAATTCATACTTTTACGGGTCCAGGAACTTTTACTGTTACAAACGCAGGAAATGCAGGTGGTTCAAATTCAGTAAGTTACATGGTAGTTGCTGGTGGAGCTGGCGGAGCAGCTAATGCTGGCGGTGGCGGCGGAGCAGGTGGATTTAGAGAAGGATTAGGTTTAAATGATTCTTATACTGGTTCACCATTAAGATCACCATCAGGTGTGCCTGTTTCAGCTCAAGCTTATCCAATTACAGTTGGAGGAGGCGGATCTGGAGCGCCAGGAGGTGGTAGAGGATTTGATCGTCCAGAAAGTATAGGAGGTCAAGGATCTAATTCAGTATTTTCAACTATAACATCTGCAGGCGGTGGCGGTGGCGGAGCAGGGCTTGTTCCATCTGCCCCGATTGGTATTGGTAAAAGCGGTGGATCTGGCGGTGGTTCTGGAAACGACTGGCCAGTAGGAACTTTTCCAGGCAGCACAGGTAATGTTCCACCAGTAAGTCCACCACAAGGTAACGGCGGTGGAAGTGGTACACACGACGCTTCAACTGGAAACTTGGGCGGCGGTGGCGGCGGAGCTACTTCAGCAGGTGGAAATGGAGTTATTCCAGGTGATGGAGGAAGTGGAGGAAATGGAGCCACAACAAGTATTCCAGGTTCACCTATTACAAAAGCTGGCGGTGGCGGCGGCGGAGCAGGAAATTCCTTCGGTGGAGAAGGAGGATCAGGAGGACCCGGCGGCGGAGCAGACGGTGGTAGTAATAATCAACCTGTTGTTCCTGGATCTAGTGCATCTGCTAACACTGGTGGTGGCGGCGGTGGAGCTGGTACAGAAAATGGACCCTTCGGAGGAGGAGGCGGTTCTGGATTAGTAGTTATAAGGTATAAATTTCAATAGGTAAAAATATGGCACACTTTGCAAAAATATCAGAAGAAAATGAAGTTTTACAAGTTTTAACACTTGATGATAAAGATTGTGTTAATTCTGAAGGTGTAGAAATTGAATCAATTGGACAAACGTATTTAGAAACTCATAATAATTGGCCAGCTCATCTATGGATAAAAACTTCTTATAATACTTTAAATAATACACATCGATTAGGAGGAACACCTTTTAGAGGAAACTATGCTGGTATAGGATATACTTGGGATAGCGAAAATCAAATTTTTTGGCCATCTAAGCCATATCCTTCATGGGTAAAAAATACTACAACAGCACTATGGGTTTCACCTATTGGCGATTCTCCCGAATTAACTGAAGAACAAAATAATCAAAATCAAGCTTTTACTCATCAATGGATATATACTTGGGATGAAGCAAATCAACAATGGAATTTAATTGATAATAAATCTTAATTAGTATATACAGTTTTTAGAAAGAAAATTAAGCATGATATTTACGACGGCTATAAAAGAACATAAAAAAAATAAAAATAAACTTTTAAAATTAATTGAAGAAACTCCTACTTCTCCAATAAAAGAAGGGAGAGATATCATTCAAAAAAATGATTTTTTTCTACCAGAAAATCAAAATCAAAAATATAGAATGACGTTTTTAAAAATGATTGAACCTTATTTAAAAATAATAAGTTTTAAATTAAGGTCTGATAAATGTAGCGTTCACAATGTATGGTTTCAACAGTATTTAAAAAACAATTTACATAACTGGCATAATCATCCAGGGTGTCAGTTTTCAAATATTTATTATTTAGAGTTACCTTCAAATGAAATAGACACAGAATTTTTAGATCCAGATAAAAAGTTTTTAATTAAAGAAGGAGATATTTTAACTTTTCCTTCTTATCTGTATCACAGATCTCCTGTAAATTTGACAAATAAAAGGAAGACTGTTATTGTTTTTAATAGTTCTTTTCATGAGTTCTTACAATGAAACATAAAATTTTATCTTTAGTAGGTTTATTTTCTGGTAGTGTTAAAATGCCGAAAAATTTTGAAATAGATAGAGATATATTATTAAAAGATATTTTAAGGTCAGTTCCAAATAATTTTGATTTTCCTTTTTCTAAAACTTGGGATATGCTCGACACTTATATACGAGAACGTTTTAACGTAGAATATGGTACAAAGTTAGTTCATAAAAAAACATTTGGAGGTTGTTATAAACCAAATGAAATATCGCAGCCATTATTAAATATTAATCCAGTAGACTTATTACATTCGCCTGATTTTACTTTATTGTATGGTGTTAAAACAGATAAATGCATGGTAAGAATATTTTATGATGATAATAGAAGAAAGGGTAGATCTTGGGATGTAGAATTAAAAAATAATGAGTTTATAGTATTTCCATCAACAAATATGTATGTTATTTCAAATAATCAAAAAGATTCATTAAATTCTATATTAACTATTACTTATGAATATATCTAATTATTATTGGTGGTTTAAATCAGCCATACCTCCTAAAATATGTGATGACATAATTAGATATGGATTATCTAAAAAAGAATCCATAGCTAAAACTGGAGGATATGATAATAAGGAACTTACTAAAGAAGATATAAAAGATTTAAAGAAAAAAAGAAATTCAAATTTGGTATGGTTAGAAGATAACTGGATATACAAAGAAATACATCCTTACATACATGAAGCAAATGTTAGAGCTGGATGGAATTTTCAATGGGAAAGATCGGAGTCTTGTCAATTTACAAAATACAAATTAAATCAATATTATGATTGGCATTGTGATAGCTGGGATTTACCCTATGATAGACCTAATAAACCTGAACATGGAAAAATTAGAAAACTATCTATGACTTGTCAATTAACAGATGGATCTGAATATGAAGGTGGTGAATTAGAATTTGATTTTAAAAATCAAGAACCTTATTCGAAAAAACAAAATATAAGACAAGCAAAAGAAATTTTACCTAAAGGGTCAATTATTGTTTTTCCATCTTTTGTATGGCATAGAGTAAAACCTGTAACAAAAGGAACTAGATATTCGCTAGTTGTTTGGTCTTTAGGAGATCCATTTAAATAAAATATGAGTTTTAAAAAAAATAAATTTATAGTTATAAAAAAAGCAATATCAAAAGATTTGTCTGAATTTATTTCAAATTATTTTTTAATGCAAAAACAAGTTTATGATACGTGTCAAAGAGAAAGATACTTTTCACCATTTGAAAATATTTTAGGTTTTTATGAAACAGATAATCAACAGATTCCTAATACATATTGTCAATATGCAAATATAGCTATGGAAACATTATTACTTAAATGTCAGCCAACTATGGAAAAAGCAACAGGATTAAAATTACATCCTGCGTATACTTATGCTAGAATATATAAATTTGGAGATGAACTTAAAAGACACAAAGATAGATTTAGTTGTGAAATATCAGCTACTATGAATTTAGGTGGAGATAAATGGCCTATATTTTTAAACCCTAATCCAAAAGCAGGTTATGTTTACGGTCCTAAAAAAGGACTTCATCAAGTTCAAAGCTATGAACCTACTAAAGATAAAGGAGTTAAAATAGATTTAAAACCAGGAGACATGTTGGTTTATTCTGGTTGTGAGCTAGAACACTGGAGAGAAAAATTTAGAGGTGAAGAATGCATACAAGTTTTTTTGCATTATAATAATCAAAAGACTCCAGGATCCGAAGAAAATATGTTTGACACAAGACCTCATTTAGGCCTTCCTTCTTGGTTTAAATCAATAAATAAAAAGTGAACTTCATAAAACAATTAGACGAAGTTAAACATGCTACCAAAAAACAAATTAAAGAAGAACATTGGCATGTTGAAGGAATTATAAAATCTAAATCTAATCAAAAATTTAAATTTGATTTGAGTCCAATAATAAAGTTTGAAGAAAATGATTACGGTAAAGTAGGTTATTTTAATTCAAAATCAGATAAAATAGTCTTTGATTTTAAAGAAAATTGGATACTAATTGACACTGAAGAGCTAATTGAATATGTCAAAGAAACTCAAAAAAAAGACATAGATTTAAATGACTTGTTAGATGATCTGTCTTGGAATATAATACTTAGTAAAATCGAATAAAAATATGCTTCAAAAACTTAATTTTAAACCTGGTTTCAACAAACAAGTCACAGATTCAGGAGCCGAGTCTCAATGGGTTGATGGTGATTTTGTTAGATTTAGATATGGTTTACCTGAAAAGATAGGTGGTTGGTCACAGCTTACCACTTCAAATAATACTTTACCTGGAGTAGCACGTGCTCAACATGCTTTTGTGTCTATTGCTGGTGAAAAATATGTAGCAATCGGTACGTCTCAAGGTTTATTTTTATATTACAATGAAGAGTTTTTTGATATCTCTCCGTTAGATGATGCTATCACTGGAGCAACATATACATCTACAAATGGATCTACTACAGTTACTATTAATAAAACTAGTCATGGGTTATTGGCTGGAAGATATATTACGTTTTCATCTGTAAGTGTTCCGGGTTCTGGAACAAGTTTTACGGCGGCAAATTTTCAAAACAATACTTTTGAAGTACAAGCATCTAATTTAGGTTCAAACAGTTTTGAAATTGTTATGCCATCAGCTGAAACAGGAGCAGGAGTTACAGCAGGAGGAAGTTTAACAATAAATCCATACGAAGTAGTAGGTCCAACTTTTGAAACTGCAGGTCTAGGTTGGGGTACAGATACATGGAACACAAGCACGTGGGGCACCGCAAGTGCAACCAGTGACGTTACTCTAGATCCAGGACTCTGGAGTCTTGATAATTTTGGTCAAGTGTTAGTTGCAACCATTAGAAATGGTAAAACATTTACATGGAATGCAGGCGCAGCTAATCCAAGAACTGTTAGAGCATCTACAACCACTTCTGGTTTTTCAACATCGAATAATCCAACCGCTTCAATATTAACACAAGTATCTGACAGAGACAGACATCTATTTCATTTTGGAACAGAAACAACTGTTGGAAGTTCAACTACGCAAGACCCGATGTTTATAAGATTTTCTAATCAAGAAGATTTAAATACATATGCACCGACAGCAATAAATACTGCAGGAACATTTAGATTAGACCAAGGTAATACAATTGTAGCTGCTGTTTCTGGAAAAGATTATACTTTGGTTTTAACAGATACATCTGCATATGTAATACAATTCGTAGGTCCACCTTTTACTTTTTCAATAAAACAGGTTGGTACAAACTGTGGATGCATTGGACAAAACGCAATAAGTTATTCTGACGGTAAAGTATTTTGGATGTCAGGTGAAGGTGGTTTTTTTGCATTTGATGGTACAGTTAAATCATTACCATGTTTAGTTGAGGATTTTGTATTTACGAATGATGGAGATAATTTAGGTGTAAACTACAGTTCTAATTTATTAATTTATGCGGAGCATAATAGTTTGTATGGTGAGATAAATTGGTTTTATCCTTCTTTTGGTTCAGAACAAATTGATAGATGTGTTACATATAATTATAGAGAAAACGTTTGGACTACATCATCTTTAGCTAGAACAAGTTATATTGATCAAGGTGTATATGATTTACCATATGCAACAGAATATGATAAAACAGCACTTCCTAATTTTCCAATACAAGGTATTACCGCAAAATACGGAGCATCTACTTACTATGAACACGAAAAAGGCACTGACCAAGTTAATAGTTCTGGTACAACATCTATTGATGCGTTTATACAATCAGGAGATTTTGATATTACAGCAAGCAGAAGTGCATTAGGAGGCACAACAGGTATTGCAGATTACAGAGGAGATGGTGAGTTCTTTATGTCTGTTAAAAGATTTATACCTGACTTTAAATTACTAACAGGTAATTCAAAAGTAACATTATTGTTAAATGATTACCCAAATAATACGGCATCTAGTTCATCACTTGGACCCTTTACAATCACATCAACTACTGATAAAGTAGATACCCGTGCAAGAGGAAGACTTCTAGCACTAAAAATAGAAAACGATAGCACAGGTGAAACTTGGAGATATGGAACTCTGAGACTTGATGCACAACCAGATGGTAGAAGATAATGATAGATAAAGGTTTATATAAAAATAGAAAAGATCTCAGAGTGGGCGGAGTTTCAGGTAGAGAGTACGATAAACCCTCTTCACCAGCACCAAAAGCTTCAAAACCTACTTCTTTTTCAGGTAATGAAGATAGACAACAATATTCAGCAACACAAACTAGAACAGGAACTGTAAAAAGTGGAGGACCTACTGATCGTTTTATATCTGGAAAAGAAGGACGAAAAGCACGAGACGCTTTTATAAAAGCACAAGGCCCTGACTATACAGGCGGTTCTAGATTTGATAGAGAACCTAGTCGAATTAAACAATTTTTTTCTAATTTATTTGGTATGTCACCTTTAACAGGTATATTAAGAGGTTTAACTCAAAACATACGTAATACAGATTTCGGTAGATCTAAAAATCTTATGGATTATTTAGATATAAGAAAATTTGGTGGCTATGATGAAAGAGAAATGGCTAGAAAAATTAGAATGCAAGAAGCAGCTAATCTTCAAGATAGGATCGATGCAGGTGAGTTTGGTGGTATAGGTAGTTTAGATTTTGGTGATACTACTGTGCCACGTTCATCATATGATATGGCAGGAGTATTAACTCCTTTTGCTCAACCAGCGCCAGAACAATTTGTTTCCAAATTTTTACCAGATACAGATATATTTAATCAACAAACCACTAGTTATCAAAAGAGACCAGAAGAAGTTGAAACAGATATTTTTTTTAGACCACAAATTAAACCAGAGGAAGGTGGTATTTTAGATCTTAAAATACCTGGTTTTACAGTAGAAGATAAATACGTAGACGCGTTAACTTTCCCTACGGATGATGGAAGTGGTATTAGTTTAATGAATAGAAGTATTTTACGTAACGCTGGTTACAATGATAGTCAAATTAAAGAGGCTCAAGATGCTGGATATTTAGATCAATTAATTAGAGACATAGAA